GTATCACGAACCCATAAACCAATAGCAAAAGACATAACTAAATCATCGTTATATCCTCTCATTGCTTCTGCTCTATTATTTAGATAAATAAATGTAAATAATTCATCTACCAGTCTATTAGAACGAACCACTACTGATTCATCTCTAAAATATTCCTCTAACTTTGCAATAATCAAAGGTCGAGTTCGTGCAGTAGTGCTAAACCCTGCCACCATATTTTTTTCTACTGCTCTATATCGATTATTCAACTGATGTTGAACATCTACATATTGTAAATCTTTACTCGTATAAAATAGATTAGGATAATCCCTATCTATTACTTGTTGGATGGTTGCCCAACCAATATTATTGTTCTCTATAATAAGTAGTGCATCATTATATTCTGTTGAAATACTCACTAACATATTACCAAAATCTTTTGTAGGAATCCTGCCTTTATATTCTGCTACTTGTTCTACTTTTTCTACATCAATAACATGAAATGCACTATAGTCTGCACTATCTCCACGACCAACATCTGCACAAACCACATAACTCTTTGTATAATTTGGTGGCTCCCATATCCACAAATTACTATCAACACCACGCTTTTCTAATGGATCCCTGACCATTGATTCTCTACATTGTTCTAAAATATTACCATCAATAACAGAAGTTCCAGAAGTTAAAAAATCACAATCACACTCTTGAGCTGCACTCTGTAATCCTAACAAAGTATCTTGTTCATCTCTCCATTCTTGATTTCTATCTGGATGAACCGTCCAATGAAGCTTTACAAAGTTAAACATACCTCTACCTTCTTCTGCCTCAATCCAATTTTTATGAAACCAATTACCAACTCCGTTTGGTGTAGAAAGTGCAATACAACTACCACCCGTTGTAAGTGTTTGTTGTGCTGCTGTCCATATCTCGTCAATCTTATCAATAAATGCCGCTTCATCCAATATCAATAATGATAGAGCTTCAGAACGAGCGGCTTCTGGACCTGATGAGACTGCCTTTACTTGTGAACCATTTACATAACGTAAATTTAATTTATTATCTTCCACACATCTTTGTTTCAACCAACTTGGTAGATTTGCGTGCATAACTCGGATTTTCGTAACCAAATTCTTTGCAACATCTTGTTTTGTAGCAATCACAAGAACATTCTTATCTTGATGAAATGTCATCATCCATAAAGAATAACCAGCAGTTAATGTACTAATACCTAACTGTCTAGCTTTCAACAATATATTGAATCTATGCTGCATAAATTCGTTTATCGTCTTCTCCTGAAAATCATAAAGACTAAATGGTATTTTCCCTTGTATTGGATGTTGGATCATGCAGAATTTTTTCATAAAATATGCAGGATCTTTAGCACACTTCACATACTCTTGTTTAATTACTTCCTTAAGTGGTGTTATATTATCAGACATTAGTTTATTAATTGGCCGGCAAGGTACACAGGTACCGCGACGGACACTACTCCATATGTAAAATATAACCATTTATTTTCATACCAAGATGGTTTTACTAATTTTACCTTTTTTTCTATCAATTTTGACTTTTCTTCCAAATCTGCAATCGTTTTATCTTTATTTACGAGTATTACTGAATCTGTTTGGGCACTTTCTTCTAATTCCTTAATAATAGAGTTGAGATCATTGATAATTTTAGTATTTAAACTATCTTTAGCCTGCAAATCCGTTATTTCTTTGGTAAATCCCAAAATTTGTTTTTCAGTAAAGTTATAAGTCTTTTCTTGTGAAAAACCCACTCCTACACCTATAAATAATAATATTTTGATTAAATTCTTCATATATACATATATATCAGTTTACTTGGAAAATTTCTTCAAAAAGTTTATTGCCTCATCTACATCACCGATTTCAGAGGCTTTTTGAGCCCTTTTAATATCAACTTTAGTAGATTCAACTTCTTTTTTCAATTTTTTCACTTGTTTTTTGTTTATTTTCTTCTTAGACTCAAGTTGCTTAACTTTTTTCTCAGTTTGCTTAACTTCTTTGTCTTTTTGTTTAATAACATCATCGAGTTTTTTAATTTCTTCTTTTTTCTTCCCTGAAAATAAAGTACCTAGCCCTAATACAGCTAATAGTCCCCCTAAAAATCCCAATATTGCTTGCCACACCTTTGTCATTTAGTTTCTCCTAAAAACGAAAGACCTGCACCATGTACAAGTTCATCCATTGTTACAGTTTCTTTCTCAAATTCTTCATATTCTTGTAAATCCATTAATTTTCCTATAATTCTATGATAAACTTCCAAAATATCTTCAATTCCTTCATCATGTCCAACTTTACGATGATACTCTTCTGCAACTTCACCAAGAGTTGTCGTCATATCCATCAATTCAAATACTACATCTTCAGGTAATATTAATTTCCTACTATTGTACATTTTCATCTTCTAACTCCGTTTCAAGTTCTACTATATACTCTCTAGCTTCCTTAACAAGTTTATCAAAATTATCTTCTCCCATCGACCACTCTTCTTTCTCAACTCCTACTCTATCCACTCCAACTTCATTAAAAAATACTTCCTTACCACCTTTTGCCTCAAATTCATCAATACTTTGTTTTAAATCTTTTAAATATGCCTTTTTATTTTCTAATATTTTATTCTTTTCATACTCTTCCCATTTACCCTGAACACGAAGTTTATTTTCCATCTCAACTTGACAATCAAAACAATGTCCTTTTATTCTCCAAAACTTATTATCAAGTTTTTTCTTCATTGTTTTTTTACATTCTGGACAGAACCAAGGCATCCTAGCCTCTTTCATTATATCAGATAGTTTATCTATCTTGTCACCGTGTTTTTCAGGTTCTTTACCACTATTATACCCAACCACTATCCGCTTTTCAGGTTCTCGTCCCGCCAATAAATCTTTTAATACATCATTCTGTCTTTCTGATTCTTTACTATATCCCATTGTAACTCCTATCCAAATTTCAAACTACCAAGTATTTGATTGATTGGTGCAAATGCTCCTGTGAACTTATATATCTTTCCTTTATACTTGAAAACGATACCTTCACTTGGAACTATTGCATCTAATCCACCAATTGCTTCTAATTTCTCAATTTGTATTTTTAATTTCTTTAATTTATCTATATTACCACCACTTTTTAAATCAGTAAAAGCTTTGATAACTTCCTTTCTCATCTTTTGTGTGGTTGCAGTTGGCGAGGCTGCCATATATCCACTAATATTTTTCAATATTTCTGCACCAACACCAAAAAATAATATTTCAAATGGTTTAATATTTTGTTTGAAAATCTTTTGGTGATCCATCTTATCCGTACTTAATATCCAATCTAAAAATTTAGAATTATCTTTATAATCTTTTTTAATATCACTAATCTTATATGATTTATCAAAGAATGCCCATCTATTAACCAAACTAACAAACTGATTTGGTTTTAAACTAACCTTAAATTGTTTAGATGCATTAAAAACATATTCTCTCCACCACGCTTCGTGATATTCACCCAACCGACTGTTATCTTTTAATGCATAGTGTGATTGTAATTTCTTTAATTGTCCTAAAAACTTATTTTTCATCTTACCAAAATCTTGATGTTTAGGTACGGTTAAGAAATTTGGTTTTCCAATTCTAAACATTGATTGTATATGTTGATTCGTTTGTTTAATCATACCCGCTAACATTCTAGCACTATCTTTTGGTTGTCCAATTGGTTTACCACTATCATCATATTCTATTGAACCGTGAAATATAATTTCTGCAACATCATAATCTACCACATTAGCAGTTTTAGGATACATAATCTCCAAATTCATCCATTTAGACCCATTACCAAATATTCTATCTTTTTGTTTATCACTTAAACTACCAATGGCCTTTTCTAAATTTTTCATAGCTCCTACAAAAGCCTTTTCAATCTCACCTCTACCACTAAACATACTTTTTATACCACGCGTGGTAGGAGCAGTTTTACCATGATTTTTCAAGTGTCCTTTATTACGAGCTGCCCTCAATTCACCATCAACCCAACTAACCATTAAATTTTGACCATCAAGTTTCTCTGTAACATTATCTTCTCGATCAAGTTTTCCACCTAACCCATTAATAATTATCGTTTTCAAATCTGAAAATGTGAGATTATTATCATCGAATGGATGTGCCATATGTCCATAAGCACCGCCTTCAATTAAAAATTCAACATCTCTTTGATAACTTTCTTGTAATTTTTGAAATTTATTTTTCCAAAATGCTCTATCTTCAGCCTTTAACGCTTTATTAACTTTAGTACTTTCTTCACCATATAAAGATGTTAGCGAATCTAATTCTTTTTGTCTGTTTCGTCTTTTTATAGGTGTTAAATCTGGATCATCTAATTGAAGTTTTAATATTTTAATTCGTTTCATATCTAATGTCTTGTTCACCTTTTTTCTAGCATCATCAATAACTTGTTCTTGTTCTTTATCTTCTTGAAGTGTACTACCAAAATAGTTCTGTGTTTGAAATTCTTTTACCATATACTCATGATCTTTTGGTGTTGGTCTCCTTTTAGCACCACCTCTACCTCTACCAGCTTGAACATAAATAGTCATTGTCTGATTAAAAGGTGGTTTTTTATAATCAATATCAGCTACACTATCTGGTAATTTAACTCCTTTTTTCGCCCAAAACTCCTTTACCTTTTCATAATAATCAGGATCTGGTTCTATACCCTTATCTTTTCTACCTTTTAAATAGGTATTCATATTGTCAGCGTCAGGATGGTAATAATTATGTGCTTTCATAATAGCATTAGTTTCAACCTTGTCTGCATCTCTAATGACTGATTCATGGTATGGTGGTACACTTCCATTTCTAACAGCATCTCTATGATAATTTTCTAATAATCTTTTTCTCTCTGATGTATATTCATCTTGTAATCGTTTTTCTTCAGGATTCTCAGCAAGTTTCTTTCTAATAGAAGTTAATAACTCATCATTAATTAACGAACCTTTAAATTGATTTACAGGGCCAGCCATCAAATCCATATTTGAAGTAGGATCATCATATTTTGCCTGTAAAGGTTCTAAAGCAGTAATTACTTTTTTGTCATAATCGGTTAATTGACCTTTTCTCTTTTTCATTATTTCTTGTATTGAATTGCCATCCGCTGGTTTTTTTGCTTTTAATGATAAACCTTTAAACTTACCTGAATCCACTACATCACTTTCAGCAGTTGAAAATGGAATTCTATGGTCTGGCTCCATATGACTAAGTGGTAGTGGTTTACCTGTAACTGGACTTTTAGCATCATTTTTAAGATATAATCTAATTATTTCTCTTGCTCTTTTATAACCAGGCGAGTTTTTGTTTAACCCAGGATAACCTGGCTCCCCCCTTTTCAATTTTGGTATTTTTGTTAAATGAGCAGAAACTGCCCCACCTTTTGCAAATCTTTTTATCAGAGCTTCATAATCTTTTGGTTCTAAACTTTCTTCTAAATAATCTATAGCCCTATCCAAAGTTGCATCATCTACTTCTCTTTGAACTATATCTGGATGAACATAAGGTTCTTCATTAAATTCTTCACCCTTTTCTTCAGCTTCTAACCTTCTTTCATCTTGCAACATTCTTTCTTGTGTGAATATTTGCAAATCTTTTACATCTTGAATCGATGGTGAGTTAGAACCACCACCACTTTTTAAACGAACTTTATCTCTTTGTTCTAATATAAAATCTAAATCTTCTTTTAAATCCTTGCCGACTTTTATTTGTTTTTTATTTTGATTAATGGTTTTTTCTTGTGTAGAGTCATCTTGATTAGGATCAACTTTCGTAGATTTCCCCTTTGTTAGTGATTTATCTTTTGGTGTACATCCTGTATCCTCTGGATTTTGGCCAACACCACAGGCTGCCTCGATAAATAATTCAACATCTTTTTGATAACTTTCTTGTAATTTTTTAATTTTATCTACACTTTTAGTACTATCTTTCATATCAAAGGTATGTGAATCTTTCATCTTAGCTGTAGGTTCACCGAACCATTTTATAACTTCCCAACCCAATTTATCAACTATACTATTTATATGGGTTTTCCACTTTGGAAATGGATTATCAACACTATCGGTATTTTTTGTATTTTGATTAACCGTTCTACCAAAAGAAACCGTAGCGGGTCTTTCCATAGATGCAAAAGTATAATCAAATGCAGGATCAACAACTCCTTCTGCCTTATCGTTTAAAATATCAGCCAATACTTCCCATCCTAAAATTCTTGCATGTCTGGGTGATATTCTTTTATAATCGGCAAACGAAGCGAAAAAATCATACATACCCTCATCAGATAAACTTGATGCCTTAAAACTTGAATTAAATGCACTAACTTCTTTTATTATATTTTTTACACTTGATTGATTAAAAAACTCATATAATTTTCTAAATTTATTAGTCATCATATTGTAAACACCTTTATCAAAATAACCAAAGAATTTTTTAAATCTTCGTTCTCTATCATCCTCATATTCTGGTGAACCAAGTAAATCTCTCATTACAGTTCCACTTACTTCCATACCAGCTGCTTTCATTGAAACGTGCGGTGCTGTAATAACATATCCATGTTTCCAAAATCCTTCTAAATTATTTTTATTCTTTTTATAATTTTGAAAATATTTTCCACTTGTCAATCTTCCAGCATCTTTTGCTCCAAAAGCATAAACAACGGCAGTAGTTTCCTTATCAAACTTTTTCATTGTATTTGTTGCAACATACGGTGTTTTTTCTTGTATAATTTTATTCTTAGGAATTCCCATTTTAGTCATATGACGAACTTTTTCTCTAAAATTCATTGGATGTTTAGGTGGTTTTTTAATATTAGAAGTTGTTATATAAACATCATCAAATTTTGATTTCATCCATTCATAAGTTTTTTTATGATGAGGCCCAAATGGTTGAAATCTACCACCATATATTCCTACTACTTGTTTGGTTTCTTTTTGTTCATTAACTTCTTCACCAAGTAATCTCAATAATTGTGTCATTATAGCTGGATTGTGAGTAAGGAAAACTTGTAATTTTCTAATATTTTTTATATAAGCTCTTGGTATTAAGTTCTTATCAACCAATTTTAGTAATGCCTTTTTAATTTTTGGTCTATTTACAACTTCATCTAATTTCTTTACTTTCTTATAACCACTCAATCTATCAGTTTTATTTTTATCTATACCTTTCCTGCTGGGTGAAGGCACAACAACTTCAGTTTCAGGTTCAATAACTCTGAATTTTAATGCGGGTCGGCCATTTATGAGTAAGTCACCCCTTTCATTCCAAGCAATAGACTTAACAACAACCTTTTTATTTTTAAATCTACCCATTTTAACAGTATCACCTATCTCAACTGGTAAATCTACTCCCTCATTAACAAAATCTTTAATTAACCACTTTGTTAACTCATTCATTCTATTAGAATACCAAGTGAACTGTACCACTACCGCTCACTCTTGAAACTCCAATTTCATAAAGTGTTTTAGCAGTAACTGCATCTGCGCCGATTTGACCGCCACCTACAAAAGATAATTTTGTATCTCCTGCCGATTCAACTATAAATCCGGCCGAACTTAATTCTGAACCTGTCATATAGTAATCAACCGCGGTCTTAGTAAGTACTTTTTTATACTTTGCATTATCCTTTACAGTTGCTGCAGTTCTACCTACAAATGAACCTTGTGTTGCTGTTGCCATTTTTTATCTCCTAATTAATTATTTTTATCATACTGATAAAGCTCTACGATACCAACCAAACAAAAATCTCTCTTGTTCTGGTTTTTTATTTACTAAATCATAATAATGTTTTAATCTATAACAACGAACTCTTTCTACAGATGGTTTGTAGGTTTCAACCGCACCTTTAGTACCTGGCCCGAATCCACCATCAATAGCCAAATCTGCACCTTTTGCATTACAGGCTCGTTGTAAAATCTTTACGGCAGTTCCTCTACCTTGATTCACACACATATCAAAAAAGATGTGTTTTAAATTATCTGGTAAATCATCTACTTTATTTTTATCCCAATAATCTTTTCTATAGATATCTTTAGC